ACGTGAGGCTATGCACATGATCGTGCCCGGGCCAATGTCAGTTATGAAATGGATCGAGACAGAGGTGTCTAAGTCTATCAAGCGTGGAGCAGACTACGTTGAATGGACAACACCTTCTGGCTTCGTTGTTAAACAGCGGATAATGAAGAAGAAAGTAGAACGTCTAGATCTTCAACTTCTTGGCAGATGTCAACTTAGTGTTGCTACAGATGAGACCAATGACGTCGATCTCAGTAGGCACAAGGCAGCTACTGCCCCTAATCTTATCCATAGTCTAGACGCCTCACTCTTACACCTAGCTGTGCGTAGTTTTGATGAACCAATCGCACTAATCCATGACAGTGTGTTAAGCAGATGTTGTGATATGGATAAATTATCTGCTATAATAAGGGAGACGTACATGCTTCTCTTTGCAGAACATGACTATCTCATTGACTTTGCCCGACAGATCGGAGCAGAGACAGAACCGCCTATCATTGGCGACTTACAACCAGAAACGGTTATAGAATCCACTTATTTTTTCTGTTAACTATGACAATAGACATTTACAAGCAGGCTTTCTATTCTCCTAGTTCCTTCTTCAGTAGCTTCTTTGCACCAACAGAGATCTACGTAGTTGCGAAAGAGGACATTGAGAAAGCAAAACACGATCAGTACCATGCTCAACTCAAAGCAATCAATGAAAGGATTAGCTATTTACAAGAGCAAAAGGTAGAAGTACAAGGCAAGATTGACGCCTACCACAAGGAAGCGGAGGTCAACTGTGCCTAAGAACGTACACGTAACTGATGAGATTAAATTAGAAGGCTTCCAAGCCATACTTGAACCCGGCAAGTTCGGTTACTCACTCGCTGCAATCGTTGGCGAAGATGTAATTGACAAGCTAGAGACTGAAAGAGCTGATGTCCTTAGATGGGCAGAGTCAAAGCTCAAGAACCCAAAGAGAGCCACCCTAAAACCCACACCATGGGAGGAGGTAGCTGATGGTAAATACAAAATCAAATTCTCATGGGGAGAAGACAAGAGACCCGGCGTTGTCGATACAGAAGGTACACCAGTCACTGACAAGAAAACACCACTATATGGTGGATCAACAGTTAAACTTGGTTTCTTTCAAAAGCCGTACATCCTCAGAGATGGCGTTACCTACGGAAGTAGCCTTAAGCTGCTTGGCGTACAGGTTGTTGCTGTAGGAGAAGGTGCTGCTGTAGACACAGATAGCATGGATGACGCTGATGTAGCTGATATGTTCGGCAAGACTGAAGGTTTCACTGCAACACAGACAGGCAGAAACCCTGAGACTATAGTTGCAGCTGAAGATGACGATTCAGAAGAGGACTTTTAGATCTAAGCTAGAGAAGCAAGTCGGTGATCTTCTCGAGCAAGTCGGTGTAGTGTATGAGTATGAGACACACAAGATCTCGTACATCATACAACACCACTACAATCCTGACTTTATACTACCCAACGGCGTTCTTCTAGAGACCAAAGGTTTCTGGGACGCTGCCGACAGACGCAAGATACTAGCTGTCGTGCGAGACAATCCAGATATAGACTTGCGTATGGTATTTCAAGCTCCGTTCAATAAGATCAGCAAGAAATCCAAAACAACTTATGCCCAATGGTGTGAAAAGCACGGCATCAAGTGGGCCGCAGTACACGCAATCCCCATAGATTGGTTAACATGAACACAGAATCAGAGTTTGTGGCACATGAACCATGTCCTAACTGTGGCTCGTCAGATGCTAACTCACGTTACTCTGACGGTCACACGTTCTGTTTCTCGTGCCAGACATACACCCCGGCAGACGGGGACAATACTACACCCATAATGACAAATGACAGAACAACAACAGCAAGATTCCTCGGAGCAGCGGAAGCCCTTAGAAAGCGAGGAATCAGCGAGTCAACAAACAACTTCTACAGAATTTACAGATATGGTAACACCTTACGTTTCCCATACTACGACTCTGATGGAACAGTTGTTGGCTTTAAAATTAAGACTAAATCAAAAGACTTCCATTACGAGGGAGGATCTACAACAACGCTATTTGGTCAACACTTATTTCCTACAAGCGGCAAGCGAATTGTCATCACTGAAGGAGAACTAGATGCAGCCTCTTGTTACGAGGTTATGTCAGGTTGGCCGATGGTCAGCCTACCTCATGGTGCGGCATCAGCCAAAAAGGACTTACAAAAACAAATCCCATTCTTACAGGGATATCAAGAGATCGTCCTGTTCTTCGACAACGACGACGCAGGGCGTCAGGCCACTGAATCTGCCTCGGGAATACTCCCGTCCGGTAGAGTCAAGGTGGCTAGACTCGAAAATTATAAAGATGCTTCAGATGCTCTCCAAGCTGGGGATTCTGACGCTATCAGACGAGCCATCTGGGACGCCAAACCATACCGCCCAGACGGAATCATAGATGGTAAGAACCTATTTGATGTAGTAACTGAACCATCACCACCATGTGCTCACGAGTACCAATACTCAGGACTCAACGAGAAACTACATGGTATCAGGTATGGAGAACTAATTACGATCACAGCCGGTACAGGCAGTGGTAAGACTTCGTTCGTAAGAGACCTAGCATCACAGCTCTGCCAATGCGGAGAGACAGTAGGTATCTTGGAACTAGAGTCCAATACAAAACGTACAGCACTTGGCTTGATGTCAGCTGCTGTAGGTAAAGCACTTCACATCGGAGAACACGAGGAAGATGAACTCAAAGAACATTTCGATAATACGCTTGCTAATTGGAATGTATTTCTTTTCGATGGCTTTGGTAGCTTTGACCCGGATGTTATTTACAACAGGATCGAATACCTTGCCAGTGGACTGGAATGTCGTGTTATATTCCTAGACCACCTCAGTATATTACTATCAGGACTTGATGGTGATGAGAGAAGAATGATAGATTCCACCATGACTAGACTACGTAGTTTAGTAGAGCGTACAGGTATCACATTATTTTTAGTATCACATTTAAGGAGGTCAAACAGTGACAGTAATTCGCACGAGGAGGGAGGACGTGTATCCCTCGGACAATTACGAGGCTCTCATTCGATCTCTCAAATCAGCGATTGCGTCATCGCTTTGGAGAGAGACCAACAGAGCGAAGATAGTAACAACACAACAACTGTGCGAGTTCTTAAGAACCGTTACTCAGGAGAAGTTGGAGTCGCTACAAGATTAGAATACGATTTATCCACTTGCAAATTTTATGAAAATAAGACAGAAGCCGAGCCAGAGTTCGACGTTACAGCCGACTTCTAGGCTCGTCAGACCTAACCCACCTACAAGGAGACAGATTGAAAGAGCAAAATTCAAAGACAAGACCTATTACCCTCCTGTTCGATCTAGAAACAACACCGATAACGGCAAGAAATAAAGAGATCCACTGTCTAGTCACGATGGACTACGAGACAGGCGAGATCACTAGATATAACGACACAGGACAGACAGACCCTATCATCAGAGGAGTTCAGTATCTAGAACTTGCTGATACTATCATAGGACATAACATCATCGGCTTTGACTTGCCAGTGATTAAACATATCTATCCTTTCTTTGAACCAAAGGGTACGATTGTAGATACACTTATACTATCAAGGCTATACCATGCGAACATGCTAGAGATAGATCGTAAAGCACAAGTCACAGGTATGCCACCAAAGCTATATGGCCGACACTCTCTGGAATCCTATGGCTACAGACTCGGAGAATACAAAGGGAACTTTGGAGAGACATCCGACTGGCTAGAATGGAGCAAGGAGATGGAGGACTATTGCGAACAAGACGTTATTGTTACAAATAAATTATGCCAACATTTCCACCCTTACCTGATTGGGTCAAGCTAGAACATCAGGTTGCCCACATACTACAAAAACAAGAAGAACATGGATGGTATTTCAACGAACGAGAAGCATGTGAACTCGAATCAACTCTCAGAAGAGAACTGGAAGAAGCTACAGCAATACTACGCAGAAAATTCGGGTTCGTTGCTGGAGCAGTGTTTACACCTAAGCGAAATAACCGGACACAAGGGTACGTACAAGGATGCCCATTTACAAAACTTAAACAACTTAACCCCACCTCAAGAGACCACATAGCATGGATACTGAAGACACACGAAGATTGGAAACCGACACAGCTAACAGCGACAGGGAAACCCGTCGTGGACGAGACTGTATTAAAGGATATTGGGTCGGAGACAGCCCAGTTGTTTCTTCGATGTCTCGATATTACCAAGAAATTGGGGATGATCTCGGAAGGCGTGAACGCATGGCAGAAGCTATCTACGACGTGTAACCGAATCCATCACCACTGCTCTGTGGCAACCAACACATTTCGATGTGCACACAGAAAACCAAATTTAGCCCAAGTACCAAGTGACGAAAGATTTAGAAAGCTATTTCAAGCTACACCTACTAAAGTTCTGGTCTCTGCCGATCTTAGTGGTATTGAGCTCAGGATGCTCGCCCACTATCTCGCCAGATACGATAAAGGACGCTACGCTCGAATCCTTACAACAGGAGATATTCACCAAACCAATGCAGAGCGAATTGGAATTACCCGTCGACAAGTTAAAACAGTTACCTACGCCTTCCTTTACGGTGCCGGGAACATCAAATTAGGGAGGAGCTTTGATAAGTTATTATCCGAAGAAGCCGCTGCACAAAAGGGAGCGGATATACGTAAAGCTTATGTTGCTGCCATTCCGGGTCTTGCGGAGCTGTTACAGGCTTGTAAGATACGTAGTGAGAGAGGTTACGCAAACGCCATCGACGGTCGTCGTATCAGCGTTGACAAAGGGCATAAGTTTCTCAATTACCTCCTACAGGGATCAGCAGCGACGATCGCCAAAAGATGGATGGTCATTATAAATCAATGCCTACCACCTGACGGCCATCAGTTGTCGTTTATACATGATGAGTTGAACTACGAGTGTTATAGGCGTGACTGTGAACAACTAGCCAAATGGCTCGAAACGTCTGCTCAATGGGCAGGCGAATATTACCACCTGAGATGCCCTATCGCAGCTGAAGCTAAGATAGGCATGACTTGGGCTGACGTACACTAAACCACCATGAAATTACTAATAGATGCAGACTTCATAGTATATAAATGCTGTGCAGCCTGTGAAACAGAGATAGACTACGGGGAAGACGTTATATTTGTTACATCGAACTTTTCAGACGCATATAATGCTGTAAAACGTGAAATACAACAGATACAAGATATATTTGGCTCATTTAGCAAGCCTACGCTCTTTTTTAGCGACTCTAAAAATTTTAGGAAAAAAATTTCCCCAGATTACAAAGGGCATCGAAATCGAAAGAAGCCCTGCGGTTACAAACGTGTCATACGTAACCTTAAAATTGAGTATGACGTTATCATCATGCCCGAACTCGAGGCCGATGATGCTATGGGCATTTTTGCCACCAAGTTTGAAGGGAACATCATTGTTTCTCCTGACAAAGACATGAAACAGATACCCGGCAAGCTATATAATTTAGAAGACACTACCACGATTACACCAGAAGAGGGTGCGAAGTGGCATCTAATCCAGACACTAGCAGGCGATCAAACTGATGGCTACAGCGGTGTGCCCGGCATTGGTGTCAAGAGAGCAGAAACTCTGTTCAATAAAGAAGGCTACAGCTGGTCAACAGTTGTGAAAGCATTTAAAGACAAAGGATTGACTGAAGAAGATGCTTTGTTGAATGCTAGACTAGCCAGAATACTTACCGATGAGGACTATGATTCCGAACAACAACAACCAAAACTCTGGTCGCCCGAATCCACTTATGAAGTTAACGATGGAACAGGACTTCAAGTTGCGAGTGATTGAAGATAATTTACGTAAACATTATGACAAAAAGGAAGATGTAATCACCGTCTTCCTTGCATTACAAAGGCAGAACTTTGCACTAGGTAATGCACTCAAAGATTTTATAGAAAACAGTATTATTATTTAACATGTCTAACCTAATCTCCCGCACTGGACGGGTACAATCTTGGATAGATGATCCTACATCAAGACTACCTGTATCATGCACGACCTTCGTTGTTGAAGATAGCATGGAAGGTCCTAACGGCATCGAAGCTAGCTGGAGATTCGCAAGCCACGCACTCAGATTTGGTGCAGGTTGTGCAATCCACCTATCTAAGCTTAGACCAGCTGGACACGAAAATGACAAAGGACTTGTGGCTACTGGCCCAGTCAGCTTTGGTAAAATATACTCCGCACTCAATGAAACACTGAGACGTGGCGGAGCCTACAAGAATGGTGCTATTGTATTGCACCTCGACCTATGCCACCCTGATGCGGTGGACTTTATAACTGCAACTCGATCAGAACTGCCTTGGGTCAAGCGTTGCATCGACATTGACGATGACATGTGGAAGTTTGCAGATCAAGATACAAAGGACGCTTTAATTTATGGAATCAAATCAGGAGACGTCTGGCTCAACAAAATCAGACATGACTCCAATACCGGGGAGCGTATCTATGGGAACGTCTGCCTTGAGGTATACTTGCCCTCACGTGGAACTTGCTTGTTACAGCATGTCAATCTCGGTTCCTGTACACTCGACAACCTACAAGAGGCTTTCGTATCAGGCATGTCCGAGTTGTGTGATCTCCATGGCCGGACAGGTGTTGGAGAATCTGGAGAGTACCTTACCCCAGAAGTGGACAGACAGGTTGGGCTCGGAGTGCTCGGTCTTGCCAACTTCCTCAGAAGGTATAACATCAGCTACGCAGACTTCGGAGAAGCCCTCCGTCTTGTCAACAGAGGACATAGTGCAGCCAACGAAGCCGGTATCGCGGCTGTTGCATTGGACAGGGCAATTTTTGAAGCGGCACAAGTAGCACATAATAATAATATGGTAAGGGCGTTCGCTATTGCACCCACTGCCAGCTGCAGCTATCGCAGTAGAGACCTAGACGGCTTTACATGCACACCCGAGATAGCACCACCAATAGCTACAATGGTTGACAGAGACTCCGGCGAGTTTGGAGTAGAAAGAGTCAACTATGGAAACGTTGAGATAGCAAGTGAAGTAGGATGGGACGCATACAAGCGTGTAGCAGACGAAATCATGACGATGCTCGATAGGACAGGATTGCTTCATGGCTACAGCTTCAACAGCTGGAGTGATGTAGTTACATACAATGAAGCATTTATAGAGGAGTGGCTAGGAAGCCCACAGACCTCATTATATTATTCTCTCCAAGTTATGGGCGATGTACAAGACAAGTCTGATGCTTACGCAGCGTTAGGTGATACTGACATTGACAGTTACTTGGATGACTTATTGAAACCAAAAGAAATTACATGTGACTGCGAACAATGAACCCCTACATAAAATTATTATCTAGAAAAAGAACATGGACACCAGTTCAACCCACCAAAGGAGAAGTTAAGAAAGGTGCTGAAGAAACCATCAAACGTGCTCTTGCAATACGCCATATGGAGCTACCAGTTGGAGAATTTATTTCTCAAGGCTTGGAGAAAGAAGTCCCGCAGTCAGCGAGGTTACTTCTTGAGTCGAACGTTAAAGACGAGGTCAAACATGATCTCGCTTTGGGCTTCATTGTTGACGCCCACGGTGCTGATCCTTCAGCCGAACAGGAAGCACTGAGGTTAAGAGATGCTTGGATTGCACACCCTGACCACACTATCACAAAAGCCCTCGTTGCAGAGCGAGCTATATTCTTTGTTCTATTGCCTATGTTTCGCTTTCTTGGTGACGCTGCTCTCAGAACAGTATCAGCTGATATATCCAGAGATGAACAAATACACGTTGCGACAAATAGTCTCGTATGTGCTGAGTTGGGTCTTGTT